GGCAGCGACAAGCTGAACGTGCTCTATCTGGCCGAGGTCGCCCACCTCAAGTTCGTGGCCGCGATTGACGACCAGCCGGTCGCCACGCCGAGCACCGAGGGCGAACTCCGCGCTTTGTACCTGCGCCTGGGCGACGAAGGCAACGAGGCCGCCATGCAAGGGGTTGCCGAGCACTTTGCCGGTGTCGCTGTCGCGCAGAGCAATGAGGCCGAGCTAAAAAACTCCTGACGGACGCAGCCGCAAACGAGTGTTTGTGGCTCGTCCATAACGGCATTCCGCCGTCGGTTGCCTTCGGTGTCCCTGACGACACTCTGAGCAACTGGCTGGCGGTGTCGGATGCACGACGCCAGTGGATGGCGATCAAGTTCAGCGAGTTCCAAGGCGCTGAATTCGACCTCAACACCATGTCCTTCAAGGAGCAAAACCCATGAAGCAGTTCGGAAGCCTCGCGGCGTTCGCTGCGGAGATTGCCACCTTGGAGGCTGGCGTCGTGTTCCAGCTTCATCAGGGGCTGGAGGCGGTGGCCACGAAGATCGAGCACACCGCCAAGAAGGAAATCGGCGAGTACCAGGAGGCTGTCGGCCCGTTCCCGGCATGGGAAGAACTGGCCGAAAGCACCAAGGCAGACCGCGTTCGGCAGGGCTACACGGAGAACGATCCGGGCCTGCGCAGCGGGCAGATGCGCGACTCCATCGAGCACCAGACGCAGGGCTTGGAGGCCGTCATCGGCTCCAACGACGACCGGCTGGTGTGGTTTGAACTCGGAACATCAAAACAGCCACCGCGCCCGGTGCTTGGCCCGGCGGTCGAGCACAACCACGAGGCGATCAGGAAGATCGTCGGCGGCGCGGTGGTGACTGGATTGTTGGGCGGTGGGTCAATTCCGGCGAGTCTGGAATATGACCACGAGGTTTAGAACAGGCTGCTGATCGCGCCCCAGGCAAACACGCAGATGAATATCAGAAATGGCACCAAGACCATGAGCGCCATGAGCGAAATGATCAGCATCGGGAAGGCTGCCCACCATGACAAGCGGGCTTTATCTGTCGTGCGGTTCTCGTCCGTCAGGATGAACGGATTCCCACGATAGGGCTTCCAGTCCGGCTTGCGCACGACCTTTCGCAAATTCGGGTATTGCACCCAACTCACTCGGTCAGCAAGCCATTCCTGTGCGCGGTAAAGGAAATCCATGAGTATCGAAGCCTACAAAATCGCCGTAAAAATTGCCCTGGTTGAAAACGTGACAGCGGGATTGGCGTCCCTATCCCGTCACTTTATCGCAACCAACAAAAGCGCGGAAGAACTGCAAACTCGGCTGACCAGCATCGGGAAAATGGCGCTTTTGGGCGGTGGCGCTCTGGCTGCTGGCGGTTTGGGCCTGAAATTGCTGCATGGCCCACTGGAGGAAGCCAAAAAGTATCAGATCGAAATGGCGAAACTCCAAGCCCAAGGCGTGGGCGACGCAGCCCTCGCGCAGGCCGACAAGTACGCCAAGGCGCAGAAGATCATCGGTGCCAGTTCGACCGACACCCTAAAAATGCTGGCCGAATCTCAGTCCGTGCTGCGCGATTTCGAGCATGCCAAGGAGGTGACGCCCTTGCTGTTGCGCATGAAGTTCGGCATTGAATCCGTCATGGCCCAGGGCGGCCACGGCAGTGGCCACGGAGACAAGGCGCAGCGCATGTTCATGGATGCGCTCAAGGTTGCCGAATTGCGCGGTGCCCTGAATGACCCCATCAGCGGGAAATTCAGCGAAGAGCGTTTCCACAAGACGCTTGACCTGATGACCAAGGCTTACACCGCATCCGGTGGCTTGGTGAAGCCGTCCGAGTACCTAAACATGATCAAGACCGGCGGCGTGTCCGTAAAGGGGTTGTCTGATAACAGCTTCTTCTTCGGCATGATGCACATGATGCAGGAGATGGGTGGCACCCGCGTCGGCACGTCGCTGATGTCCGGCTATCAGAACTGGGTGATGGGGCGCACCACGCAGCAGGTCGCCGAAGAAATGGCGAAGGCCGGGATGATTGACCCTTCGCAGATCAAGTACGGCAAAACCGGCCATATCACCAAGGTGTTGCCGGGGGCGCTCCAGCAGGCGCAACTGTTCCGCGAGAACCCGTTCGAGTATCTGGAAAAGGTCGTGTTGCCACAGGCACGCTCCAAGGGCGTGCAGGACGGTCAGCAAATGACCGACTACCTCGACAAGTTGTATTCAAACCGCACATGGGGCAACTTGCTCAACACGATGTACCGTGAGCGGGCGAACATCCACAAGCACATGGCGGCTGGTGGTCAGGCCACAGGCATTGACGAACTGGCGAAGATCGGCGCGGGCGGTCTGCCGGGCAAGGAAATCGACTACGAAGCGAAGTTGGCGAACCTCAAGCTGGTGCTAGGCGAGAAGATTCTGCCGCTGGCGGTCTATGGCCTCGAAAAGCTGATCGGCGTGCTGGATCGCGTGACCGCGTTTGCGCGGGAGTGGCCGACGCTGACCAAGGTGCTGGTGGTGGGTTTTGCTGCGCTTTCCGGGCTGGCAGTGGTGGCCGGTGGCATTCTGCTGTTTGCCTCGGCGTTCCGTGCGTTGTCCGTGATCTGGCAATTCACGCGGCTCGGCGTGGTGTTTCGCGGCCTCATGTCCGGTGTTGGCTCCGGTCTGCGCATCGCTGGACAGGCGGTGTTGTTCCTTGGCCGGGCGCTGCTGATGAATCCCATCGGCCTGGTCGTCGCTGGCATCGCCGCTGCCGCGTACCTCCTGTACAGGAACTGGAGCACCGTCGGCCCCTACGTGATGAAGGCATGGGAAATCATCAAGGCAGTGTTCCACGTGTCGGCAAACTGGATCGTCGGGCGAGTGCAGGCCATGTGGGGGTTCGTGAAGCCGATCTTCGACTTCTACGTCGCCACTTGGACAGCCATCGGCAAGGTCGTCGCTGGCATCTTCGTGTCGATCTACAGCACGATCACGGGGTGGCTTGGAAAGCTGGTCGATTGGATTGCGAATTCGCCCATCGGCAAGGCCATCGGTTGGGTTGCCAGCACCGCCAAGGGTATGGTCGATGCGGCTGGCAGAGCTATATCCAGCGGCTTCGACAAGACCTATGCCTGGGCGGTTGCCGAGAACGGCAAGGCCGCGCCCACGGGTGATGGACGCCCCGCAGCGACGCCGACGGGCAGCCCGTACATCGCCCCCCGCAGCGAACGCCCGATGCAGGTCACGGTGGTTTCGCAGCTTGACGGGCGGGAGGTGGCGCGGAACACCACCATGTACCAATCCCGTGAAGCAAACCGCCCAGGCATGGGCGCACCGACGTTTGACCCGACGAGGGGCGCGATGCCCGTTGGACTTGGATACGCACGATGAAACCAGATACCACTTTGACGCTCGGGGATTTCGAGTTCGCACGCTTTGAAATCCCTGAGCAGATTCCCTTCGGCGGCGAGCAGCGTCTGACGGTGCATGAGCTTGTCGGCGGCGTGCGCGTCATTGACGCGATGGGCGCTACCTCCATGCCCATCGAGTGGTCTGGCTTCTTCGTGGGCGACACCGCGCTTGAGCGTGCGCTCTACATCGACGGGCTGCGCAAGGCAGGGCAACCGCTGATGCTGTCTTGGGACTCGCTGGCCTTCAACGTGGTCATCAAGTCGTTCCACTGCGAATTCAAGCGGTTCTACCGTCTGCCGTACCGCATCACATGTGAAGTGGTCGAGGATAAAACCGACCCGGTGAACTACATCGCAGCGCCAAGCATCGATCAGTTGATCGATGACGACATGAACACCGCGAACGGGCTGGCATCGGGCATCGGTGACGGCACGCTGTCCTCGCTGATGGGCACCCTCAACAGCGCGATTTCAGCGGTCAGCAGTTTTGCGGCGGCTGCGCAAAGCACGCTCAACAGCGTGTTGCAGCCGATTGCTGCCGTCCGCGCTCAGGTAGGGATTCTGATTCAAGCCACCAACGGCGCGATCCAGAACGTCACCACCCTGGGCGGCATCTTGCCGGGCAATCCAGTCGCGCAGCAAGCCAACAAGCTGCTCGGCCAGATCAACGCGGTGAATCAGTCCCCGATGCTGTTCAACCTCGACCGGGTGCTTGGCCGGATGCAGACCAACATCGGGACGATCAACAGCGGCAATCGG